CGTATAGAATTAGTTAAACAAGCAGTTTCTTTGTGATATTTATAACAAAATACTCTTACAATGAAAAGATCAGAATTTAAAAAGGCTATAAAAGAAGAAATACTTGATATTTTAGAAGAAGCAACTAAAGAAGATGTTAAGGCCCAACAAGATTATAATGCTGAATTAGAAAGAACAGCTGAATTAAATAAAGATTTGGGGATAGATGAAGGAAATGACACAGGCCAATTTCAAGATGATGGTTATGTAGATCATAAATATGACGATCAAACAATAGACAAATATAATATTCCTGTTGCTCCTACAGCTGTATTTGAGGATGAAGATGAAGATGATATGGATAAAAAAGCAATGAAATCTGCTAAAAAGGGAGACTCTATATCAAAATTAGCTTCTAAACTACAACAAACATCAGCAGAATTAAAATCAACAGCTAAAAAGTGGAAAGATGCTGAAGGTAGTGAAAAAGAAAAGTTAAAGGATAGACTTAAAACTTTAACAAAAATTAAAAAAGAGATTGAAGGACTTCTTTAAAAATATTCAAACGCTACTTATTGTAGCATTAGTGGCTATTATCTTTTTTATGAGGTCATGTGGTGGGGGGAAAACTATTACTGAGCCTAAAATTATTACAAAAACAGAAACTAAGTGGGATACTATAAATGTTGTAAAAGAAGTATATGTTCCTAAATGGAAAACTAAAATTGTTACTCAAATAGATTCTATTTTAATTAACACCCCTATTGATACTTTAGAAGTATTAAAAGATTATTATGCTAAAAATGTTTTTATAGATGAAATTAGTTTAGATTCTTTAGGTATTATAACAATAACAGATACTATATATAAAAATACAGTTTGGAAAAGAGCAGTTGAATCTAATATTTTAATACCTACAACTACTATAACTGAAGAAATTTACCTTAATAATAGAGAATTTTATTGGGGTGTAGGGATACAAGGAAGATCAGATCAGTTAAATTATGTTGGGGGTGAATTATTATATAAAAATAAGAAAAAACAAATGTATGGGTTAGGGTTGGGAGTTAATCAAAATTTTCAACCTGTAATATCTGGTAGATTATATTGGAAAATAGGAAATAAATAATGTCAGATTTAAAACAAATAATAAGACAAGAGTATATAAAATGTGCTAAAGATCCAGTTCATTTTATGAAAAAGTACTGTAATATCCAACATCCTCAAAGAGGAAGAATATTATTTAATTTATATCCATTTCAAGAAAAAGTATTGCATTTAATGCAAGAAAATCCATATTCAATAATTTTAAAATCAAGACAATTAGGAATATCAACACTATCAGCTGGATATTCTTTATGGTTGATGTTATTTCATAAAGATAAAAATGTATTATGTATTGCGACTAAACAAGAAACCGCACGTAATATGGTTACTAAGGTAAAATTTATGTATGATAATTTACCTTCATGGTTAAAAATACCAGCTGAGGAAAATAACAAATTATCACTTAGACTTAATAATGGTTCAATAATTAAAGCAACATCTGCAAATAGTGATGCTGGTAGATCAGAAGCAGTATCATTACTATTAATTGATGAGGCAGCCTTTATTGACCAAATTGGAGAAATATGGGCATCAGCACAACAAACATTAGCAACAGGGGGTGGTGCTATAGTATTAAGTACTCCTTATGGTACTGGAAATTGGTTTCACAAAACATGGGTATCAGCAGAAAATAATCAAAATGATTTTATACCAATAAGATTACCTTGGGATGTTCATCCTGAAAGAGATCAATCATGGAGAGATAGACAAGATGAATTATTAGGTGATCCAAGATTAGCTTCACAAGAATGTGACTGTGATTTTAGTACATCAGGAGATATAGTATTTTATTCAGAATGGATTGATTTTATATCACAAAGTACAATTCAAGATCCATTAGAAAGAAGAGGAGCAGACCAAAATTTATGGGTTTGGGAAAATGCTGATTACTCTAGAGAATATATGATTGTAGCTGATGTTGCTAGAGGAGATGGAAAAGACTTTTCGGCATGTCATGTAATGGATATTCAAACTAATACACAAGTAGCAGAATATAAAGGTCAATTGCCCCCAAAAGAATTTGGTTATTTTTTAACTGGATTAGCTACTGAATATAATAATGCTATGTTAGTAGTAGAAAATGCTAATATAGGATGGGCAACATTAGATGCTATTAGAGAAAGAGGATATAGAAATTTATATCAATCACCAAAATCAGATGCACTTACAGCTGAATCTTTTTTAAGAGTATATGAAAGTAATAGTGAAATGGTCCCGGGATTTACAATGTCTATGAGAACAAGACCACTCTGTATTAATAAATTTAGAGAATTTGTGGGTGATAAATCCGTAATAATTCGTTCGAAACGTTTGTTAGAAGAAATGAAGGTATTTATCTGGAGAAATGGTAGACCAGAAGCTCAAAGTGGTTACAACGATGATTTGGTTATGTCATTTGGAATTGGTATGTTCCTGAGAGATACTTCATTGAAGTTTCAACAACAGAGTTTAGACATGGCAAGAGCAGCATTAGGAAGTATAAAAAGTAATAAAGTCAAATATAGTGGTGGGTATAATGCTAATAGTAGTGTTGAAAACCCATATAAAACCAAAATAAATGGTAAAGACCACGACATTAGTTGGCTAATATAATATTTATAAATAAATAAAACATGGCAGATACAAGTTTATTTTCAAGACTTAGAAGATTATTTTCAACAGACGTAATAATTCGTAATGTTGGAGGTGATCAACTCAAAGTATTTGATGTTAATAAAGCACAACAAACTGGGGATTTAGAAACTAATTCATTAGTAGATAGATTTAATAGAATATACTCTAACTCAGGAACATCAATTTATGGTCAACAGGCAGCATTTAATTATCAAACAATGCGCCCCCTATTATACTCAGATTATGATGCAATGGATATGGATGCTATTATAGCATCTGCATTAGATATTGTTGCTGATGAAGCAACTTTAAAAAATGATATGGGAGAGGTTTTATCAATTAAATCTGCAGATGAAGATATTCAAAAAATCTTATATAACTTATTTTATGATGTTTTAAACATTGAATTTAATTTATGGTCATGGATTCGTAATATGTGTAAGTACGGTGATTTTTTCTTAAAGTTAGAAATTGCTGAAAAATTTGGTGTATATAATGTAATTCCTTATACTGCATTTCATATTGAAAGAATAGAAGGACAGATTGGAACTGATACTGATACTGGAAAACCAAATAATCCTCAAGATGTAAGATTTAGATTTCAACCTGATGGAGTGTCAACTTCAAGTTATGGTTATTACAATGTTCCTAATTCGGGGGATCAAGCAAGTAGTATTATATTTGATAATTATGAAATGGCTCATTTTAGATTATTGTCTGATATGAATTTTCTACCTTATGGTAGATCCTATATTGAACCAGCAAGAAAATTATTTAAACAATATACGTTAATGGAAGATGCAATGTTAATTCATAGAATTGTACGTGCACCTGAAAAACGTATTTTTTACATGAATGTAGGAGCAATTCCACCAAATGAAGTAGATGCTTTTATGGAAAAAACTTTAAGTAAATTAAAGCGTACTCCATTTGTAGATGAAAAAACAGGTGAATATAATTTAAAATATAATATGCAAAACATATTAGAAGATTTTTATATCCCAGTTAGAGGAAATGATCAAGCAACTAAAATTGAAAATTTAAATGGTTTACAATGGGATGGAATTCAAGATGTTGAATATTTAAGAGATAAATTATTTGCAGCTTTAAAAGTACCTAAACAATTTATGGGGTATGATGAAAATTCAGATGGTAAAGCTACATTAGCAGCTCAAGATATTAGATTTGCTCGTACAATAGAGCGTATACAAAGGATTATTGTATCTGAATTATATAAAATAGCATTAGTTCATCTATACACACAAGGTTATAGAGATGAACAATTAGGTAATTTTGAATTATCATTAACTAATCCTTCAATCATTTATGATCAAGAAAGAATAGCATTAATGAAAGAAAAAGTTGATTTAGCTGCTCAAATGATGGAAACAAAATTAATGCCTACAGATTGGATTTATGAACATATATTCCACTTAAGTGAAGATACTTTTGAAGAAAATAGAGATTTAATTAGAGAAGATGCTAAACGTAAATTTAGAATTGATCAAATAGAAGCAGAAGGTAATGATCCTATAGAAACAGGTAAATCATATGGTACACCTCATGATTTAGCATCATTATATGGTAGTGGTAGAATGTACTCAGATCCTGGCAATGTACCAGATGGTTATAAAGATGGATCTAAAGATAAAACACCTTTAGGTAGACCTAGTGAAAAGGTATCTAAACGAAATACACAAGATGATAATTTTGGTAAAGATAGATTAGGTGCTGCAGGTATGAAAAAGGATTATAATGATACTAATAAATCACCATTAGCATTAGAGAATAATTCAAACTATCTACAACACCAAAGTATGTTAAAGTCTATTCCATCTGAAAAACAGTTAGTATTTGAGCAAGATAAGGCGAAAAGTTCGCTTCTTGATGAATCAAATATTAAGGAACAATAATTTTAATATATTTATACTAAAATAAATATTGATGTATATAAAACACTCAAAATTTAAAAATACCGGTATTCTTTTTGAGATTCTAGTCAAAAAGATAACTGGTGATACTTTATCTGGGAAAACTTCACCAGCTATTAAGATCATTAAAGAATATTTTGTTAATACAGAATTAGGAAAAGAATACAAGTTGTATGAAACTATATTCAATGACAAAAATTTAAGTGAAGGTAAAGCCTCACTTATTTTATCTACTATATTGGAACAATCCAAAAAACTTAATAGAAGAAAACTAAAAAATGAGAAATATAATTTAATTAAAGAATTAAAATCTCATTATGATGTTGAAGATTTATTTAGAACTAAATTATCAGATTATAAAGCACAAGCTTCTTTATATACTTTATTAGAAATATATAATACTGAAAAGGTAACGAATTCTACACAAATAGTAGATAATAAAATTACAGTATTAGAACACATTACAACTAAAGGAATAAATAAAGAAAAAATTAAAGATACAGTACTAGAAGAATTTAAATCTTATGATAAAGATTTACGTACATTAACATATCATGTTTTACTTGAAAACTTTAATACTAAATATAATGATTTAAACACTAAACAAAAATCAATATTAAAGGAATTTATTACATCAGCAGATAATGGTCCCTTATTAAAGGAATTTTATAATAAAGAAATTATATCATTAAAATCAATTTTAAAATCTGAAACTAAAAAAGTTAAAGACCAAACAACAAAAATAAAATTACAAGAAATTGATAAATTAATTGTAGAGTTAAATAAAAGAACAACTATAAAAAATAACCATTTAGTTGATTTATTACAATATCATTCATTATTAGAAGAATTAACTACAGCTAATGAGTAATATAGTAAATAAAATATACAAATTAGTCACAGAAGCTAAAGGAAAAGATATTGATCCAAAGTTAAAAGCATGGATTGAAAATAAATATGGTCCATGGGATGATAGAGATTTTTTATCAGATGATGGTGATACTTATTTTAAAACAGATGCTGATTACGAATCAGAGGGTGGTGGTATTTCTCATACTATAATTCGATTACCTTCTTTTAGTGAGCTTATTAAACAACTTAAAGCAACTAAAGATGCAGCTAATAATTTAGTTAAAGGTGAATCTGTAAGAGATGATGAAGTATTAAGAAGTATAGCAGATGAGTTAAGATTAGAATTTAATAAATTTAGAACTCATATAAGAAAAGAATACCCAGCATTTTATGCCCAACTAAAAGGACAATTAACTGAAGAAGAAATTGATGAAATGTCAACATCTGGGGCAGCTGGTGCATTTTTATCACCTTATGCTTTTAGAAAACCAAAAAAGAAGCAAAAACCAATTCCTGAAGCTAAAGTAAATGAAGGTGCTTCAAAAGAAGATCAATTAAAAGTTGCTAAAGCTGCTTTTGATAAAGCAGAAAAAGACGGTGATATTAGAAAACAAGAATTAGCTTTAGCTGCTATTGATCTTATCACAGGTACTATAGATGAAGGAGTAGGTGCTAGTTTAGGACCAGGTCCTAAAGCAGGTAAAGATGGAGTAGAAAAAAATACCTATACTAGTGAATTTGGGTATAAATTAGTTCCAAAAAATAAAGCAGGAAACTATGTACAAAAAGGATCTAAGCTAGATGTAAAACAATTATTTGAAGATCAAAAAGAATATCAAGATAAAAGAATAGCAGCATTTGATGTAATTGAACAAGAAATGAATGATATTTATAAAATGTTGAGCAACGCCAAAAATGAAACAAGTGATTATTATAATGATAATCCATCATCATATTCAGTAGTTAAACCAACAGATTTAGTTTTAGATTATATAAAAGATATTAAAGACTTATTAAAAGGAGAATAAATGAAAACAATACAAGAACAATACAACCAAATAAAAAAAGGAAAAGGTAGTAAAGAAATTTTCCTTAAAGAGGTTAAAAGAAATTACCCACACATGGTAGTTAATTCTGCTACATTCAATCAAGCAGAAGAAATATTACTAAATAGATCTGTAATATCTGAAAATATAGCGGGTGTAGTTAATCAATCAAATACTAAACCAGATTGGTTTAAAATATTTGATGAAAATATGGAGATAATAAAGGAAGCAAATCCAAAAAATCCAAATAGATACCCTCCAGTACACATTGCCCAAACTAAAGAATCTAAAGCAGATGAAGCACGTAAAGCAGATGCTAGTAAGCCTGATAAAGATATAGTTGAATTAGAAACAAAAGGATTTGATTATAAAGATGATAAAAATATTGATAATTTAAATGGTGAAGAATTTAGATTAGGTCTTAAATTTGAAATGGATAAAGTTAGAGAAACTGTATCAGATGCAGATTTAGGGGAAGCAATAGCAAAAGCAGAAAAACTAGTAGCTAAAAATTTAGCTAGTGATCCTTTGTATTATGTTAAAAACGCAGCTTTTGGAGTTGATGGGATTGGATACACAGATGAAGCACCTGGATTAACAGCTAGTAAATCTGATCAAATGGAAAAAGTAAAATTAAAAGAAAATAAAATGATATCATTATTAGATTTAATGGAAAATGGCCCATTAGGGGAAAAACCACTACCAAAAAAGAAAAAAGTAAAAAAAGAAACATTAGATAGTAAATTAGCTGAAATTGATAAGCAATCTCAAATAGTAGCTTTAGAAGCTAAAATTAACCATATTGATGAAATTGTAGAAAAAAAGAATGCAAGACTTTCTATGGTAACTGAAGATGAAAATTTATCTGAGTTAGCTGATAAGACAAAAATTAAGGCTATGCAGCGTGAAGTTAAAGATCTTGAAAGAAGAAAAATGAAGATGGAAAAACTTTATGAAAAAATGTGTGGTAAATCTTATAAAAAAGAAATAGTTGATGAATCTGATGCTATAGCTTGGGAAAAGAACAATGGTCAATCAGCTGATTATGCCCCAAGAAAAGTTGGACAAGAAAAATTTTAATATATGAATAAGCAAGTACTTGTTGAAACAAGGCTATTCACAGCCATGCCTGCCTCTTTATCAGAAAATAATATTTCTAAAAGAGGTAACCCACTAGTTGAAGGAATATTAGCTACTGCCGAAGTAAAAAACGGTAACGGTAGGTATTATTCTAAAGATTTATGGGAAAGAGAAATTGACAAGTATAGAGTATTAGTAGATGAAAATAGAGCAATGGGTGAATTAGACCACCCAGATAGTACTATTATTAATTTACAAAATGTATCACATAATATAGCTGATATGTGGTGGGATGGAGATAATGTAATGGGTAAAATAGAAATACTACCTACTCCATGTGGAAATATTTTAAAAGCATTAGTTGAAAGTGGAATTACAGTTGGTGTATCTTCTCGTGGAATGGGAAGTTTAAAACCAATGGGTGAAGTGCAAGAAGTACAAGATGATTTCGAATTACTATGTTGGGACTTTGTTTCAACACCCTCAAATCCAGATTCATTTATGCATTTAGTAAAAGAAGGAATTGAAATTCAACAAAAAAACCCATATACTAAAGTAAATAATATTATCACAGAGATATTATGTGCTAATGGGTCATGTCCTATAATATAAACAATTTTACCCTGTGAACCGGAATTAGCGCTTTCTTTTCGAAGAGGCGCTTTTTCTTATTATTTTTAATAATCTTCATATACGTATAAACATAATATGTCATTTCTGATATGACATTCACAAATTATAAATTCTTATTACGATTCCTAATAATCGTACTTCCAAAAAAAATTAAGGAAAATGAACAGAAACTTTTTAAAAGAGGCTATCGCCGATGCAAAGACTGTAAAAGAATCAGCCATTGCAAATGCTAAGATTGCTTTAGAAGAAGCGTTTCAACCACAAATCAAATCTATGCTAGCTGCAAAGTTAGAAGAAATGGATAAAGAGGATATGGATGAAGCTGTAGAAGATAAAGTAGACGAAGCAAAGAAAGATGATGCAGAAATTTCGGAAAAAAAAGAATACATGACCAAAAAGGAAAAGGCAGAAGGTGACGATCGTAAAAGCGATAATAAAGCAGAAGCTGACGCAGAAAAAATGCGTAAAATCAAAGAGGAAGATGTATCTGATTTAGATGAAATTTTAGCAGAGTTGGACAAAGAATTACAAGAAGATGCTCGTACAGACGCTGAAGAAGAAGGCTACAAAGACGGTATGAAGGACGAAAAAGAGGACTTGAAAGAGGACGAACGTACTGATGCTGAAGAAGAAGGCTACTTAGACGGTGAAAAAGACGAAAAAGAAGACATTGAAGATGAGGACGAAGATATCGACCTTGAAGATATGTCGGAAGAGGATCTTAAAAAATTCATTGAAGACGTAATTGAAGATATGGTAGGAGCTGGCGAATTAGAAGCTGGTGAATCATTCGAAGATGACGTTGATGTGGATGTAGATGTAGATGGAGAAGTAGAAGTAGAAGATGATATGGAAACTGCGGTTGACGTTGAATTGGACGAAGCAAAAGAAGAAATTGATGAAAAACAAGGGTACGATGCACGATTAGACGATGCTGAAGGCGCTAAACATGGTAAGAAAAAGCAAGACATGAAACAACGTAGAGCTGATTCTGAAAACATGGAAAAAGCCTTAGGTGGAAGAAAATTTGCTGGTGATTCTAAGATGAAAGAAGAATTAGCAGAAGCTTATGAAACTGTTAAAACTTTAAGATCTGAGTTAAATGAAATCAATTTATTAAACGCTAAGTTACTTTATACTAACAAAATCTTTAAATCTAAAAATTTAAACGAATCTCAAAAGGTAAAAGTATTAGAAGCATTTGACAAAGCTGGTACTGTAAAAGAAGCAAAATTAGTATTTGAAACTGTTAACACAGGATTCAATTCAACTAAAAAACACATAAATGAAAATTTAGGTAGAGCTTCAAAATCAATATCAACTCCAAAAGCTCCAAGTAAAAAACCTATTGTAGAATCAGATGAAATGGTAATGCGCTTCCAAAAATTGGCAGGTATTATCAACGGTTAAAAATTAAATTATAAACGACTAAAAATTATTAAAACATGTCACAATTAAATTCATTATTAGAAAGTGCAAACACTTACAAATCACTACAAAGTGATTCTGCAAGGTTAAGCGCTAAATGGGCCAAAACAGGTCTATTAGAAGGCATGGGATCCGAGCAAGACAAAAACAATATGTCTATGATCTTGGAAAACCAAGCAAAACAATTAGTAACAGAGAACACTCAGACAGGTGGTGGATCAGCTACATTTACAGCTGGTAACGGTCCTGCAGGTCAGTGGGCTGGTGTTGCTTTACCATTGGTAAGAAAGGTATTTGGACAAATCGCAGCGAAAGAATTCGTTTCGGTTCAGCCAATGAATCTTCCTTCAGGTCTAGTATTTTATCTAGATTTCCAATATGGTGGAACTAACGTAGGTTCACCAGAAACAGCAGGAAATGCTCAAAAGAATCCATTTACAATTGGACAATCTTTATATGGTACAGCATCTCCAGATGCAGTTCCAACAAACACTAGTGGTTTCGGTAACGCGGCTGCAGGTGGTTTATATGGAGCTGGTAGATTTGGATATTCAACTCAAAACTTAGTTTCAGGTGCTTTAGCTGCTACTACTTACAATGTTGGTAACGCTAATTTCTACAGAGATATGAATGCTGACTCAGCATTTACATTTACTGGTACAGATACAGTTGCAAATGTTGAAAAGGTTAACTTTTTAGCTACTGTATTAGATGCTAACTATGATGCAACGGCTATTCAAGGATTTTATTTAGGTGGAGCAGCTACGCTTCCAGCTGATGGATCAAGACAATACCCAGCATTTACTAAATTAAGTTCAGGTGCTTATTTCCCAACTCCTGCTGCTGGTGTTTCAACAGTTCCAGCTGGTGATATTACTACTGACTCTGCTGGTACTGCTGGTGGTGCGGATAATAACATTGCCCCTACTGCTACAACTTCTGTTGCTGGTGTTGGTTTAACAGTTGACTTTTTGGTAGCTGTTGGTGGTGCTACTACTGGGATGATTGTTAACAACCCAGGATCTGGATATGTTGCTGGTGATACAGTAACTTTCTCAGTTGCTTCTAGACCAAATGCAGGTGCAGGTGCTGGAGCAATTGTAATTACTTTAGGTGCTGCAGTTCCTGCAGACGTTAGAGGAGTAGATGGAATAATTTCTTTCTTCTGTGTTGCTGGTTCACAAATTGCTCCAGCTGCAACAACTACTATTTTACAAACTCTACAACCTACTGACAATAACAGAGGTGATTTTGAAGATGGTAACGTTGCATTAAATGCTGCTAACCAACCAATCGCTATTCCAGAGATTAATGTACAAATGAGAAGTGAAGCTATCGTAGCTAAAACTAAAAAATTGAAAGCTGTTTGGAAGCCTGAGTTCGCTCAAGATCTAAATGCTTATCATTCTTTAGATGCTGAAGCTGAATTAACTTCAATCATGAGTGAGTATATTTCATTAGAAATTGATCAAGAAATTCTTGCAATGCTAATCGAAGATGCTGGTGCTGGTGATGAGTACTGGAGTGCTACTAACAACGCAACAATTACTGCTGCGGGTGCTGGAGCGAATTTAGGCTTCTTTAACTCACAAGGACAGTGGTTCCAAACTTTAGGAACTAAAGTTCAGAAGTTAAGTAACATCATTCACCAAAGAACACTTAGAGGTGGAGCGAATTTCATGGTATGTTCTCCAACAGTAGCTACTATTATCGAATCTATTCCAGGATTTGCTAGTAACTCAGATGGTGATGCTGCTAAAATGAGCTACGCATTTGGTGTACAGAAAGCTGGTTCAATGAATGGTAGATATCAAGTTTACAAAAACCCTTACATGACAGACAACACGATCCTATTAGGATACAGAGGTGGTCAGTTCTTGGAAGCAGGTGCTGTATTCTCTCCATATATTCCATTAATCATGACTCCATTAGTTTACGATCCAACAACCTTCACTCCAAGAAAAGGTTTATTAACTCGTTACGCTAAGAAGATGTTAAGACCAGAATTTTATGGTAGAATTTACGTTTCAGGATTAAACAGCCTGTAATAGTATAATTCATATATTTATTAAAAGCCTCGCGAAAGCGGGGCTTTTTTTATTCCTTGGTTACTTAGTAAGTAGTTAGTATATTTATATCGGAATTAATAATAAAAAGTTTTTAAATGAAAGAGACACCCTCACAGTTACCTATTCAAAGTTACTTAATGAATTTCCCACATACATTTTCAACAAATGATCCAAATAATGTTTGGATGAAAGAAATGTCCGAAAAAGAATTATCTATAAATAGACCTAAAGCTTATAAGCAATTTATGGATCTATATAATTTTATGGCGGGTCAATCATTAGTGCATTTATTACCTGCAGAAGGTAATTTCCAAGACTTAATTTATGTAGCTAATTTAGGATTACAATTACCTCATATTAAAGATGAAAATCATATTTTATTATCTAACTATACTTCACCCCCAAGGCAAGGTGAAGAATTTGTAGGTGAGAAATTTTTTAATCAAATGGGTTATAAAACTCACATATCTCCTCATAAATGGGAAGGTGAAGCTGATATAAAATACCTTAAGGATAATGTTTATATAGGTGGATATGATATTCGTTCAGATAAAAAAACTTATCAATGGATGGAAGAAAATTTTGATATGGAAATTATTAAAGTTAAAATGGTTGATGAGTATATGTATCATTTAGATTGTAGTATTTTCCCGTTAAATACGCGCAGTACTATGGTTTGTACGGAGTTATATGATCGATCCGAGATCGCACAAATAAGCGCACATACTAACGTAATAGACATAAATGTTAATGACTCGCTATATGGAATGGCTAATTCAGTTAGATTAGGTAATATGATTTTATGTGCTTCAAATATTTCAGAAATGAAACGAGGAGATGAATTTTATGATGGTGAAAAACATAAAATAGCTTCATTAGAAAAAATATGTTCTAATGAGGGAATGGAACCCGTAATTTTTAATTTATCAGAATATATGAAATCAGGAGCAATGTTAAGTTGTATGGTAATGCATTTAAATAGAGTGGATCATTTTAAAACTCTCCTTTAATGGCTGAAAAATTAGAAGACTGGCTAAATGGTGAAGTAGCAGAATTATCTAAAATTTCTGTAAGTGAATTAAGTAATACATTCTTTTTTAGAGATCCAATTAGACCTTCATATATAGATTATGAACATTTCTACAGCCCAGCTGATGGAACTATATTGTATCAAAAAATAGTACAACCTGGGGAACAGGTACTTGAAATTAAAGGTATAGATTATACAATTCAAGATGTAATGGGGGATAAAAGCTACAATAAACCCTCATTAGTAATAGGAATATTTATGTCATTTTATGATGTACATATTAATAGAATTCCTTATGGAGGAGTATTAAAATATAAAAATTTAGAACCTATTGAATCAACTAACAAACCCATGTTAGCTGTTGAAAAGGATATATTAAATAAAGTAATTAATCCTAATAATATGGATTACTTAAAATTTAACGAAAGAATGTCTAACCAGATATATGTACCTTCTTTAGATTACACATATCATATAATACAAATAGCCGATGAAGATGTAAATGTAATAGCTCCATTTAAAAAGCAGCAAGATCTTTGTACCCAAAATGAAAGATTTAGTTTAATTAGGTGGGGTTCCCAAGTAGATTTAGTTTTACCTTTAGATGAAAGATTTAAATTTGATCTTTTATTAGATGAAACAAATCATGTTAATGCAGGCCTTGATAAATTAATTAAAATAACCCATAATGACCTCAAATCATCATACAGACGAAGTATTTAGACCAAAAAGAATAGTGAAGAATCCAATTAAATTTAAAATACAATTAAACGAAGAACAAAAAGAAGCAAAAGCAAAAATATTAGATAATACTTTAACTATACTAGCTGGCAAAGCTGGATCAGGTAAAACTTTACTAGCATGTAATATAGCTTTAGATGGACTTTTAAGAAGACACTATTCAAAAATAATAATAACCCGACCTACAGTTTCAAAAGAAGAAATTGGATTTTTACCTGGGGATTTAAGAGAAAAAATGGATCCTTGGATTCAACCTATTTACCAAAATATGTACTCTCTTTATGATAAAGTAAAAGTTGAAAAATTAATTGAAGATGGTAAAATAGAAATAGTTCCATTAGCATTTATGAGGGGAAGAACTTTTTTAGATAGTTGTATTATTGTGGATGAAGCACAAAATGTTACTCATGAACAAATGGAAATGATTTCAACTCGTATAGGTTTAAGATCAAAAATGGTAGTTTGTGGGGATGATCATCAAGTAGATTTACGTAGCAAAGCAGACTCAGGTTTTAGATTTTTATATGCTGCTTCTCGTAGGGTAAAAAATATGGCTGGGGTAACCTTAATGCAAAATCATAGAGATCCTATTGTTGATGATTTGATTGAAATATATGAAGAAGCAACAGGAAGAGGAATTTTAAAGGGTTCAGCTGGATCCAGTGGAAAAAGTAAAAAATAAACATGTTTTTTATGTTTACTTCACTTTTTTCCATATTTATAACAAAAAGATATGGCATCCACTATAACACCATCAACATTCCAAGTAAAAATTAAGGAAGACCATGTAATTAATGGTATTAGAACTGTTAATGAAAATCTATATAGAGTACCCAATGTAACTAACTATGATAGAAGAATAGTAACTTGTCCTAATACTACTTCAATTGATTTAATTAATACTAATGGCTTAAACCCAGGTCCAGCTTTATTTCCTTCATATAGTATAGCTTATGGTAGAATAACTAATATGGATGATAATTATAGGCTAGCAGTATCTTTTACTTCATCATTAGGTAGAACAGGTGTTTTATATCCTGCTAAAGAATTATTTCCTCAATCTTATGTATCTGGGGGAACAGGTGGAACAGCAGGGACATATAATAATATAGATGTTTCTACAAATGGAAGTGGGGTATCTGCATCACTTGATGTAATTACATCAACTAGTGCAGGACATTTAGTACCAACTAATCCAGTTCCAATTACTCAACCTGCAACTACAACTACAGATGCTACTACAGCAGCTATATCTCCAACCTCAACAGCAGGTGGTGGAGTAGGAGCAACTTTTCAATTAGTAGCCGTAGGAGGAAATGTTACTGAAGTAATAACAGTAGCAGAAGGAAGTGGATATTCCAGTGGAGATACTATTACTTTTAGCGCTGGATTTTTAACAGGATTAGGTACATTAGGCACAGTTAATCAAGATGTTATAGCTCAATTAGACCCATCAAATTTATTAGTAAGACCAACATCAGTAAAAGTAAATAGTCAAGGATTTGATTATGCAGTAAATAATACTTTAACAGTACCTTTGGCAGCAATAGGAAATTCTTCAACAAATTTAGTAATGCAGTTAATAGCATCAGATTTTAAAACTGATCCTCATAGAAATTATTGGACAATGGAATGTTTACCTACATCTTCAATTATGTTCTCTAGCCCTAATTGTTCAGGAAGTAATTTTGTAGGTAGTTTTGATCAAGACATAGAATTTATATCTGTATATGCTATTAGTTCAAGTATAGATGTAGAGTATGTGTTAGTAAATGCACCAATAGCAACGAATTAAAAAATAAATTATGGCAAACATACCAATTTGGCCCGGATCTAGTTCATTTCACCCAGGAGATACACCTTTTGGGTTTTATGACAATGATATAGCCTTTGAAAAAGATGCAGACAAGGTTTGTACTTTTGTTACTAGAAGATTAGGTTATCCTTTAGTTGAAATTGAATTACAAGCAGTAAATATTTATGCTGCATTTGAAGAGGCAGTTACGGTGTATGGTAATGAATTATATGCTTATAAAATTAGAGAAAATTATTTAACATTAGAGGGAGCACCTTCAAGTATAGAAATTGATGAAGCTATTGTAACCCCTAACTTGGGCCGTGTAATTGATTACTCAGAACAATATGGAGTTGAAGCTGGAACAGGAGGAAATGTTCCTTGGCATAAATTAAAAGTTCCATTATCTGGAAGTGTTCAAGATTATGATTTAAATGCTCTAGCATATCAAAATGGTTTTACAGAACCTAATGATATAGAAATAATGAGAGTATTTTATGAAAACCGACCAGCATCTGCTTTAATGATGAATGCTTATGATGGGTTTGGATTTGGGTTAGGAGGATCTGTAGCAGCTGGGATTGATGGTGTTGGAGGATTAGGAGGATTTGGTTATGGTGGAGGATATCTTATGATGCCTCTAAATTATGATATGCAGATTATACAACAAATTGAAATGAATGATACTGTAAGAATATCTAATTATTCATTTGAGATGCATGATAATGTATTAAGAGTATTCCCAATCCCAACTTCAAATGTATCATCAGGATCAGCAGAATATGACCCTAATAATCCATCAGGATCTGCAGGTAATATGTGGGTAGAATTTATATCTAAATCTCAAAGATCAACAGCATCTATAGTAGAAGCTTATGATAAAATAAAAATGGTAAGTGGGGTACCTTATAAAAATCCTAAATATGATGAAATTAACTCAGTAGGTAGAAGTTGGATATTTGAAATGACTTTAGCTATATGTAAAGAAATGTTAGGATATGTAAGAGGTAAATATGAAACTATTCCAATACCTAATGCTGAAATAACATTAAATCAAGCTGATTTAATAGCAGCAGCAAGAGAAGAAAAAGAAGCATTATTAGCTTCATTAAGAGCATTTTTTGATGAAACTTCAAGAGAAAAATTATTAGAAAGAAGAACAATGGAATCTGATTTTGTAATGAAGGAATTAGACAGAGTTCCAAGAGTAATTTATATAGGATAATATGGCATTATTTGGCACACAAAGGGATGTAAGTCTATTCAGACATATGAGTAGAGAATTGATGGGTGACATCATAACAGAGCAGTGTGCTTTTTACAAATATAAATTAGAAGAAACAAAAATTAATTTATACGGAGAAGCAGCTGAAGAAAAGTATTATATGGGACCTGTTTTACTTAATACTTTAGTAGAAAGAACAGATGAAATTTATCCTGAAAGTGATTTAGGAACTGATTTTAATAAAGAAATACAGTTTAGCTTTTTAAGAGATGATTTATTAGATAAAAATCAAGATTTCAACCTTAACCCAGATTCATCAGGACAAGGTCAAGGAAATAGTTATACAGGATTACCCCAAACAGGATATGGAGCTGATTTAGTACCACAAGTAGGGGATATTATTATGTATAATGAAGGTTATTATGAAGTACATGAAGTAATAGCAAATCAATATTTTGTAGGTAAAAATCCAGATTATCCTAATAATGTAAATACTATTAATTTAGCAGATGGTCCAGGAGATTTAAGTGCTTATGGCTCTAATATTTCAATTATTTGTAAATCTCATTATGTACAAGCAGATAAGTTAGGTTTAACTCAAGCAAGATATCAATAATATGACAGAACACGGAAAAATACCTAGACCTAAAACACAGAGAGAAATATTATTAAGTAATCCTGTACAGGATACTTATAAGAATCCTGAAAATGGTGAAACCACAGGAAATCCTAATAGAGCTTTTCCAGATAGGAATAATAGGGGTAATCATGTCTCTTTTAGAGATGATAATACAAAACCTTTTTCTTTAGGATTAAAAGAAAATGATGAAGCACTTTTCTTCTATTTAGAAAATGTTATCAAGCCTACTGTAATGCAGAATGGTGTAGTACAAAAAGTTCCTGTGTATTATGGATCACCTGAAAGATGGGCACAAGTTCAAAAGCAAGGATATTATAGGGATTTAAAAGGAAAGATAATGATGCCTGTTATTACTTTTAAACGTAATAATATAGAAAAAGTAAGAAGTATAGCTAATAAATTAGATGCTAATTATCCTAATAATGTTCAATTATTTGAAAAACAATATAGCGCACAAAATGAATATGATAATTTTAATATATTAAATAATAGAATCCCTAAAAAAGAATCATACGCTGTAGTAGTACCAGATTATGTTAATTTAACTTATGATTTTATAATATCAACTTACTATGTAGAACAAATGAATAAAATTGTAGAAGCAATGAACTATGCTTCTGATTCTTATTGGGGTAATCCTGAAAGATTTAAATTTAGAGCACGTATTGATAGTTATGCAACTTCTGTAGAAATAGAAAATGCAGGAAACAGAATTGTAAAAACACAATTTTCATTAAAGTTACATGGTTATCTTATTCCTGATACTATTCAAAAAGAATTATCATCAGTAAAAAAACAAAGTAATGGAACTCAAATAATATTTGATATGGAAACAGTAAAAACTTTACCTACTACTAATAATAATAATAACAATAACCCAAGATTAGGAATACAAACAGATAACAATCCTACAACTTTTAATGATAAATAAAATTAATTTTCTTAAAGGTTATAATATTTATAATTAAAGGTTAAAATGGCAATAATATTAAGACAGACTAAAGGATCAGAGTTAACATTTGCTGAGGTAGATGGGAATTTTTCATCTCTGTTTTACTCAGCTTCCTTACAAGGAACTTTTTTGAATTTTTATACTTGGGAAAATAATCTTTCTCAATCATTTGATTTATCTAACTTACCAGGATTTGGAGGAGTAACAGTATTAGATGGGGGAACTCCAATAGTCCCAGTAGCAACTGGATTAAATTTTATAGGATCAGGGGTTACAGTTACTAATTTTGGTGGGGGTCAAGCAAATATTGAATTCACTGGTGGTGGTGATACTTACACATTAACAGCAGGAACAAAATCAGGAACAAGTGTTCCTTTAAATTTAGATGCTGCTGCAGGAGTAGATTCTACTGTTAATTTAACAGAAGGAACAGGTATTACTCTTACACAAACTAGTGCTACAGAAATAACAATAGATTC